ATGTTTAGCCTTTCGGGGCACTATTTTTTTCTTGTTGGGTATTATTTTAGGTCTGAATTTGCGTACGGATGCCGCAACAGGGTTTCTTTTACGAGTTCGGCTACTTACCATTAGTTGTTCCTGAAAAAGAAAAAAAGGGAAAAAAGAAAAACAAGCACTTTTTACCGTATTTTTTGACTCTTGTCAACCCCCTAAATAAAAATAAATTTTTCTTGACAACTTATTTCTTCCTAAATCTCTATTTTTGTGTTATAATATGTATACCATGAGAAAAAAACGTCAATTTAACTCATTATTAGAGCAAATTAGTGCCGAATACGAAGAAAAGGGACGTTTTACAACGCATATACCAAGCCATCATGTATATTATATACGTGCGGCTTTAAAAGAACGTACTGGACAGGACTTCAGCGTTGAGGACATTGAAAAATCATTGGTAGCAGAGGGATTGTCTGAGTATGTCAGGTGAAAACCTGCCCTACCATAAGCGTAAAGAAGCTGTACTTATACTTGAGGGGTTCGCTACAGCCAATCTAACGTACAAAGGACGGAGTTATACCAATGGATTCCGTCCTTTAATTAATATAATGAGATAATATGGCACGAAAAAGAGATAAACAGCCCCCAAAAACGAAAAAATACTTTCGTTCTACTAAATCTGGTGCTGGCATGACTAAAGCTGGCGTAGAAAGATATAGACGAGAGAACCCGGGTAGTAAATTAAAGACAGCAGTAACTGGTAAAGTTAAAAAAGGAAGCAAAGCAGCAAAGAGACGTAAATCATTTTGTGCAAGAAGTGCAGGACAGATGAAAAAGTTTCCTAAAGCCGCAAAGAATCCTAATAGTCGTTTAAGACAGGCTAGGAGAAGATGGAAGTGTTAAATGTGGATACCAGTTATAACAATATTATGGGCACTCGGTGAAAGTGCGACATGGGTAAATTTTCCAATGGTTAATTTTCCTTTTTCATCAAGAGAAACTTGCTATGGCTATATAGAAAGTGCAAGAAATAAAATTACACAAGACCCTCAATACTTAAATGGGTATAGCACTTGTGTATATATAGGTAGCCCTACAGGAGAGAATACGTAATGTTTCAAGCTTTTATAGGACCAATAAGCGAACTCGCTGGTTCATTTATGCAAGGACAGATAGAAAAGCAGAAAGCTAAAGCAAATTTAGCACAAACAAAAGCTGCTGCAGAAGCTGAGATTATGAAGACTGCGGCAACCCATGATTCAAAATGGGAAATTATTATGGCACAGGGTACACAGAACTCGTGGAAAGACGAACTGGTTACTATTGTTATTTTAATACCAACTGTGTTAGTTTTTATTCCGGGAATGGAAGATGTTGTAAAAAATGGTTTTGCAAGATTAAATGAGTTACCTGAATGGTATACTTATTTATTATTCTTAACTGTTTCAGCAGCTTTAGGTATTCGCGGACTAGATAAGTTTAGAAAGAAATAATGGCTTGTAAGTGTGGTAAAGACGATTGTTCTTGTAAGAATGATTTACAATATATAAATACAGATAAGTCTAGTACTGACTTAGTGCCTGATAAGTTAGCTTATCAAACAAACAAACGGAGGATGGCTTGGATTTTATTGGCTATGATGCTTTTCACTACACTTGCTACAATTTACGACCCTACCAGAATGGCGGACGCAGAAAGTATTCTGATGACCCAATACCTGTCAATGTGTGGACTGTTAGGGGCTTATTTTGGTTTTAGTGCTATAGGAGGACGAAAATAATGGCAGCACCGGTATTTGTAATAGGAGCAGTGGCTCGTAAAGCAATAGAATTTGCAACGAGAAAAGCAGCTGAAGCATTTGTTAAAAACAAAGGAAAAGGCAGAATAGTACAAGGTTTAAAAAATATAGGCAAAAGAATTAAAACTACTGTAAGAGATATACAAAAAGATTTAGGAGAGGATGCTATTACTAAAGATGAAGCTATCGTATCTGGTGCTGTATTAGGAGCTTATCCTATTCATAAAATGCAACAGAAAAAAGAAGAAAAAAAATCTATTATGGAACTAGAAACAAATGCATCTCAAAAAGCAAAAAACAATAATTAAAGCTAATGGTTGGGATAATCACGAAGATACATTTGAAGAGAACTTACGACGAGAGTTGGTAGCGGCAAGAGAGACAATATTTTTATTAAAAGATGATATAAAAGAATTGACAAAATCTTATTATAAAATATTAAAAGAAAATGAGAAATTGAAAAGGACTAATTAATGGAATACTTTGTTGAACGGTTGCAGAAAGAATTAGAGATTGATGAAGGATGTAAGTATGAAACGTATTTGGACCATCTTGGTTTACCCACTTTTGGTATTGGGCACTTGGTCAAAGAGACTGACCAAGAACATAACAAACCTATTGGAACAGCCGTTAGCAAAGAACGGGTGCTTGAATGTTTTGAGCAGGATATACGAACGACTATAATGGATTGTAAAAAGATATTTGATGACTGGGACGCCTTGCCTGAGGAAGTAAGATTAATCATGGCAAATATGATGTTCAATCTCGGATATCCAAGATTTTCCAAATTTAAAAAAATGATACAGGCTGTTAGAGATGGCGAGTGGATTGAAGCCGGAAATCAAATGCAGGATTCTAGATGGTACAAACAAGTAACCAATAGAGCAGATAGACTAATTCATAGAATGAAGGGAGTACCATTACATGGCTGAAGATGACGATATTAAACCAGAGGTTGTTGACGTTGACCAAATGAAACGAGAAAACTATTTTAATCTAGGAAGAGATGATTATATGAGCCTAGATGAATATTTGTTAAGTCCACAATCAGATAGAGATTTAAAAAACAAACGTGGTAAAGCAACTTTACCTAAAAAGAAAAAGAAAAAAGTTGCAAAAAAGAAAACACCACATATTATGGAATTAAAGACTAATGTGCCTAGATTAAAGAAAGGTGCTATGCTTGGAGATTTAAATAAAGATGGCAAAATGTCAGGCTATGAAAAAGTTAGACAGAAAGCTATTGAAAAATCTATGGCAGCCCAAAGAAATAAATAATGCCACAAGAAAGAGCTAAACGTCTAAGAGACGGTAGTTATAACTACAAAGGTTATAACATAAAACAGTTTGGTAAGACACAATGGAATATTGGATTAATAGGGGCAGATGGTTTTGATGATGCAGCTAATAGTCTTAAAGAAGCTAAACTTTTTATTGATGAAACTGTAAAAGACCGACAGCGTAATTTGTTTAAAAAAGGTGGAGCTAGAATACCAAGAAAAAAGGGGCAGCCCGCAAGGTCAAAGAAACATAGCGACCTGTATACTGATGAAAACCCTAAAGGTACAATTAGGGGATTAAAATTTACTACAGCCGCTGATGCTAAGGCATCAGTAGCTAAAATTAAAAGGTCAAATAGGAGTCATGCTCATAAAACGCAGGCTGCTATTGCAATGGAACAAAGAGCAAGAGTTGCTGGCAAAACTGGTGCAGCTCGCATTTATAGAGCATTTATTGAACAACAAAAACGGATAACTAAACGTAAGAAGAAATAAATGAACTATATAACAAGTAATATACCTTATTTTAAGGTATGGGTTCGTAGAGAATATACGACCAATTTTCAGCGATACCATGGCGAGTTTTTACATGGTATGGCTATAGCAGTAACAACCTTACCAATGAAAACATTAAGTTTTCAGATATTGTTTACAGGTTGCGACGAAGAAGAGAATGTACACGGGGGTGCTATGTGGGCGAGAATGCCACTAACTGCCCTTGTAGGAGATACACCATATGATGAATGGGCAGAACCTATGCCTACATATTTGGCTCAGCCTTGGGATTGTCAATCGCACCATCATTCGGTTTTTGTATTGAATAGAGCAACGCCTTGTCCTTGGCAGGCAAAGATAGATAATCAGTTTTATCCGGCAAAGTATTATTTTACTATTGACTATACGGATACTGAAGTAGCTGATGACCCTGCACAACACAAACAAAGTCATGTGTTGGAATTAATGGATGCAGGAAAATGGACAGGTAATATAGTTGCGTTACCGAATAATCGTGTAAGGGTGACAAACCCTGCATGGTTTGTAACAGGTGAAGGTCCACCTGATTTTGTACCGAGTCAATGGACTCATCACTCAAAGCAAGACCCTAACTATGTTGAGGATACTGCTAGAGTATTTAATAATTTATACGCTAAGGAGAAATAATATGGCGATGCATGGTAAGAAAAAAGCTAAAGGTATGGCAAGAGGTGGAGCAAAGATGAAATCCAAAGGTTATGCTAGAGGCGGAATGAAGTCAAAAGGAATGGCTAGAGGTGGTTCTAAAAAAACAATGACATTGGCACAGATTAGGTCAATGGCTAAAGCTAAAGGTTATAAATTGGTTAAAGTGTAATGGCAGCAAAGAAGAAGAAAAAATCTTCGTCTAAGCCAAAACCTAC